TGCTGCCGAAGCCGCGCGCGTCACGGAACCCCGGCAAGCCGCCCATCGGCGCTGGCGGCATCCGCCATGCTGGTGGCGCCGGCTTACCGCACGGCAGCGACGTCGGGCCCGGCACCGGCGATGGCGCGGGCGAGACACCGGCCTTCAGCGGTGCGGGCGGCAGCCAATATCTGAAGGAGCTGCGCGCGCCCTTCGCTAAGGAACTGGCAGAACATCCCAACGAGAGATTGCGCCTCGCCGCGCTGATCTCTTTGGAGAACGAAGGTGCGGGCACCGGCGTCGCCGAAGCGCTGATGAACCGCCAAGCCGGCATGCATAGCACGCTCGCCGCGGGCATGGCTGGCGGGCCACGCACCTTCTTTGGTCCGGCGCGCGCTGGTTTGGTTGAGCCGAGGATGGCAGAGCTGGCGCGCAACCCTGCGCATCTGGCACGCTTGAATCGTTTGATTGACGAGACGCTGGCCGGCAGCAATGCCATCAAGATGTTTATGGATCAGGGCTCGGCCGGCGATCCCAACTACATCGCGGGCGGCACCGGCGTTAACCTCAATCGCGAGCGGTTCAACATCTGGGGCGGCTACAAGGGGCATGAGTGGTGGGCGCGCTGGCGCGAAGAGCAGCTGCGCCGCATCGCCGAGGGCGGCCCTACCAAACCTGCCGCGGATGAGGCGCTTCATGCCTCTGGTGTCCGACGATCAATGGTCGATCGCATGATGACGCACCGCGTCGAGGGCACCGGCTCGATCGACGTCAACGTCAGCGCGCCGAAAGGCACCGGTGTCCGCGCTCGAGCCGGCGGCCTGTTCAAGACCGTCAGTGTCAATCGGCAGACGCAAATGGAGCCGGCGGCGACAAGCTCGAATGTTGAAGAATGAGCATCAGCAAGATCACCGATATCCCGAATACGAAATGGCGGGACGAGCTCCTCCCGGCGTCGTTTCGGGGCGCCCTGTTCCATGTCGAGGTTGGCGCCAAGGAGTCGGGCCGCAGGATTGCGGTTCACGAGTTCCCCAAGAAGGACAGCCCTTATGCCGAGGACATGGGCCGTCGGGCGCGCTTGTTCACCGTGCGCGGCTATTGCATCGTCTTCCCCGCGGACACCGACGTCGAACTGTACCAGCGTGATTATCGCAAGGCGCGCGACCGGCTGATTGACGAATTGGAGCAGGCCGATCCTGGCGTCCTGCAGCTGCCGACCATCGCGCCGATGATGGTCACCGTGCCGCAATATCGCTGGACCGAGGAGGAGCGCTTCGGCGGCTATTGCACCTTCGACATGACTTTTGTCGAGTTCGGTTATCCGCCATCGGCCCCGCAGATCGGCGGCAGCGAAAATCTCAAGGCCTTCTCGCTCGACATGAAGGACCGCGTCCTGGCCGTCATGACCGGGCTGGAGCAGAAGACCAGACAGGCCGCGTCGCAGACGCCGCGCCTCATCCCTTGAGGAACCGATGCAAAAGGTCGACGCGAAAGAGGCTGCGCCGATCATGCAGCGGAGCATCGCCGCGCTGCTCGCCGCCGTGCCGACGCTGGGGCGCAACGGCGCCGACTTCCGGACCGCTTGCGGGCAGCTGATCGCCAACGCCGAGGCCTGGATCGCCAGCGATCAGGCCGGGCCGCCGCTGGCGAAATGCTTCGACCTGGCGCGCCAAGCCGGGGCGACGCAGCCGCAGCTCGCCAGCGTCCGCGATCAGACGATCAGTGAAGCTCCGGTCTCGGTCGGCGCAACCATGATCCGCGACTCGATCGTGCAAATGTGCCTCGCAGCCGAGGGCTACGTGATCGCGAACATGACCTTCGTCAGCCGCGAGGACGTCGATGCGCTGCGCGATCAGATGAACGATGTTTTCGGATTCATCGAGGAGGCAGCCGCCGACGCGATGGATCAGATGACCTTCCGCGCGGTCACCGAGCTGCATGCGGCCGTGATCTACTATCTCGTGCAGACCGCGCGCCCGCTGCCGCGCATGGTCTCCTTCGCATTCGTCACCTCGATGCCGACATTGACCATGGCGAACCGGCTCTATGCCGACGGCGGCCGCGCTGACGAGCTGCGCGACGAGAACAAGGTCGTACATCCCGCGTTTGCGCCGCCGACCGGCAAAGCGCTTTCTGCATGAATGCTCAGCCGACAGACTTTGCATCGCTGCGCGCCAGCGAAACCGCCGTCATCACCGTCAACGGCGAGAAGTTTGATAATTGGGAGTCCGTCTGGATCCAGCATCGCTGGACCGATCCGTGGCCGATCTTCCGCTTTACCTGCGCCGAGCAGGTTCCGGCCCCGAGCTTATGGACAAAGATGCAATTCGAGCCGGGCAATGAGGCTTCGATCACGCTCGGCGGCGTGCTCGCAATCACCGGGATCATTCTCAGTCGGCAGACGGCCTATGACGCAACCAATCACGGCGTCCAGCTCCAGGGAGTAGGCATCACATGGCTGGCCGCGAAGGCGAGCGTCGTCGACAAGACCAGCAATTACGACAACCAGAATTTTATGCAGATTGCGAAGAAAATCTTGGAGCCGTGGGCTGGCCAGATCGACATGCTTCCGATCGGAGATATCCCGAGCAATCCGCTGGAGCATTTCCAGGTCAACGCGGGCGAGCCGATATGGGATATATTTGATCGCCTTACCAGGGTCTACGGGTTGCGCCTGGGGACGGACGAAAACGGGAACTTTCTCGCGATCGGCAACCACGTCGGCAACAGCGCAGGCGTCCTCAAAGAGGGCGTCAACATTCTGCGCTGCCAATGCGTCATCTCGATCGAGGCATGGTTCAACGAAATCTTCCTGCGCAATCAGCAACCCGCGCATGATCCAGTGAACGGGCCCGACGCATCGGAACAGGAAGTTAGAGTCAAAGGGCCGTTGAACGCTTACAGCCCGCAGGTCATCCCGTCCGAGGAGCCGGTGACGATCGACCTTCTGCGCAAGCGGGCGCAGAACGAGTCAATTTGGATGTCTGGAACTCGTCTGCAAGCCATCGTCACCGTCCAAGGATGGTTTGTTCCCGACGGCTCCAAATTGTGGGCCGCTGGCGATCTCGTCGAGATGGACTCGCCGATGGCGCTTATCGTTCCTTCCTTCGTCCTAGCGATCCAGACGGTGACGTTCACACAGGATAGCAACCAAGGAACGCTAACTACGCTGGAGCTGGTCGCGCCCTGGCTGCTCAATGATCTGACCGACAAGAACATCGGCAATCTAAACGCGCCGCAACAGCCGGACAGTACGCCGACCGTCACGACCGGTCCGCCATTGACGGCTGCGGATATTCAAATCGAAGAGCAGAAGCCCTAATGCATCGCTCGACGCCCATACAAGCCTCGTTCCGAGGCTACACCTCAGGCGGCGCGCGGACGGTCGTCGACAAGGCTGACGACTCGACCTTGATGCAGGAGATGGGCGGCAACTTCATGAAGGGCGAGACGCGGCAGCGTATCGAGGCGCCGCAGAACTACGGCTTTACGTCCGTCGTCATGGACGCCGACAAAGGCCAGGACGGCCAGATCACCGGCGGCGCCGAGGGCTTCATCTCGTTCTTGGGCGGCAATCGGAGCTTTCCGGTCTGCTCGGTCATGGATGACCGGCGCCACCGGCTCAAAGGCCTCGATAAGGGCGATACCGCGATGTATCGCACCAAGGACGACAAGCAACAATTCCACCTGACGCAAGACGGCGGTTTCTGGAGCGCGCCGCAGGACAAGACCGCGCGCATGCAGCTCGTCGTCAAAGGGCAGCAGCAACAACAAGGCCAGCAAGGGCAAGGCCAGCAAGGCCAGCAAGGGCAGCAGGGCCAGCAAAAGCCGACCGGCCAGAAATCGGTCTACAAGGGCGGGCGCAAGAGCGACTTCTTTTTCCATCTGACGCAAGACGGCGCCATGGCGTCAGGCAAGAACGTCTATCTGCGCCAGGGCACGAGCTTCGGCGACGACTCCTCGTCCGACAGCAGCTCCGGCGGCGGCACGCCAAGCGCCAGGAATGGCGGCGGCGATGCGCCGCCCGACCAGACCAACAACGTCAAGGTGCACGTCGCCGACGACAGCAATGTCTATCTCGGCGGCAAGAAAGGCGACGGCACCTTCCTGCGCGTCATGCTCGAAGGCGAGCAGATTTCGCAGAACGTCTACGCGCTCGCGGGCGGCGGCAGCGAGCCGCCGGATTCCGGCGGCGGCGGCGGCGGGGGCGGCACCGTCAGCACGGCGAGCGCGCCGCTGGCGGTCGGCGGCGCCGGCAACAGCAATATGTCGTTGCAGATGGCCGCGCCGATGATCACCAACGGGCTCGGCCAGCTCGCGCTGCAGATCGCCGCGCCGCTGTTCATCGACGGCTCGGGCAATCTGTCGTCGCTGCCAGGACCGGCAGGCGCCACCGGCCCGGTAGGTCCCGCAGGACCGCTCGGCGCGACCGGCGCCACCGGCTTCGTCGGGCCGGCCGGCGCTTCAGGGCCCGCCGGACCGACCGGCGGCGTCGGGCCTGTGGGCGCGAGCGGCGCCACCGGCCCCGCGGGCAGCGTCGGCCCGGTTGGCGCGACCGGGCCCGGCTATACGGCGAGCAGCGCGACGTCGCTCACGGTCG